ATCGTAACGAGTTTGTCGCTGATATTTACGTCAAGCCTGCTCGGTCTATTAACTTTATTTCTCTGAATTTCATCGCCACGAAAACTGGTGTTGCGTTCAGTGAAGTAGTTGGGGCGTAAGGAGGACTAAATGGCAAATATTAACGATTTTAAAGCAACATTAAAAGGTGGTGGTGCAAGAGCGAATCAGTTCTCAGTAAATATGCCTTTCCCAGGCTTTGCAGCTGTGGGTGGAGAATCGAGAGTTATGTCGTTTCTTTGTAGATCAACTAATTTGCCAGGTATGACACTTGGTGAAGTTGCTGTTCCATTCAGAGGTCGTTCCCTGTATATTGCTGGTGATCGAACTTTTGAAACATGGACAACTACAATTTTGAATGACACAGATTTCGCAATCCGTAATGCTTTCGAGCGTTGGATGAATGGAATCAATGCTCTTTCAGATAATAGTGGTCTGGAAAATCCATCCGATTACCAAGTTGATGCGTTTGTTGATCAACTGGATCGTGCTGGAACAGTAATTAAGTCCTATACCTTCAGAGGATTGTGGCCATTGACGATAGCACCTATCGAATTGGGATACGATACTAATGATGCCGTAGAGGAATTTGAGATTACATACCGCTACCAATTTTTTGAAACCGATACGACCAGTTAAGATTCCGTATAAATATTTAATATTGATTACGGAGTTTTATGGCGAATTTATTTGGTTTTCAAATAACACGAGCGCCGAAGGAACAGGGAGATCAACCAACTTTTGTTCTCCCTGAACCTGAAACGGGCGCAACTACTACAGCTGGATTCTACAGCGAATTTCTAGATATAGAAGGGCAGACTAAGAACGAATATGATCTTATTCGTAAATACCGAAGTACGGCCGAACATCCAGAATGTGATTTAGCAATTGAAGATATTATTAATGAGGCTGTCAATACAGAAGAATTGCGTGATTCTGTTTCTATTATATCTGAAGCAGTTCCGTTTTCTGTTAAAATCAGAAATAGAATCAAATCTGAGTTTGAACAAATCATAAGATTATTAGATTTTAATAATAGAGCCCATGACATATTCAGACGATGGTATATTGATGGAAGATTACATTATCATAAGATTATAGATGAGTCAGATCCAAAACAGGGAATAGCAGAATTACGATACGTTGATGCAACCAAAATCAAATTAGTACGAAAAGTTGATAGAGGGGCTACAAAAAAAGGATCTCCAACTCTAGAAATAAAAGAAGAATACTTTTTATATAACGAAAAGGGAATATCAACCTCAACAGCGGGCTCTTTTAAAATTGCAAAAGATTCGATTTGTTATGTTCCATCGGGATTGCATGATCCTCAGAAAAATTTGGTGCTTTCCTACCTTCAAAAAGCAATCAAACCAGTAAACCAACTCAGAATGATTGAGGATGCTGTTGTAATTTACAGAATTGCAAGAGCACCTGAACGTAGAATATTTTATATAGATGTTGGTAATTTACCAAAGGTTAAAGCTGAGACATACCTTAAAGATGTCATGAATCGATATCGTAACAAACTGGTATATAATAATGCAACTGGTGAGATACGAGATGACAGAAATCAAATGAGTATGTTGGAGGATTTCTGGCTTCCAAGGAGAGAAGGTGGAAGGGGTACGGAAATTACTACTCTGCCAGGAGGACAAAATCTTGGTGAAGTTGAAGATATATTATATTTCCGAAATAAACTCTACAAATCTCTTAATATTCCTGCAAGTCGATTAGAAGAACCAAGTCCAGGCTTCAATCTGGGTAGAGGTGCAGAAATTACAAGAGATGAGGTCAAATTCACTAAATTTGTCCAAAAACTTAGAAGAAAATTCAGTCTTCTGTTTTTTGATCTACTAAAAACCCAATTATTACTCAAAGGAGTGATAACAGATGAAGATTGGCCTGCAATTAGGGATAATATAAGGTTTACATATCTTAGAGATGGTCATTATTCAGAAATGCGTGACATGGATTTGTTGCGTGACCGATTAGAAATACTAAATAGTATAGAACCTTATATCGGTGAATGGTTTTCTAAAGAATATGTACAGAAACACGTTTTCCGAATGTCAGATGATGAGATAGATTCGATGAAAGATTCTATTGATTCGGAACCACCACCACCAGATATTGATGCTGATGATGAGGGAGGAGATGATGAAGGTCCACCTCAACCGCCTGGGGATGAAGAAGAACCAGAGGAGGAACAAATTCAAATTGATAGCATAGAACGGAGATAAATTATGGCTATACCAAATATGATAAATGCCTTGATAGATGACAATAAGATTGAGGCTGAAGGTGCATTTAAAGAAGTTATTGCTCAAAAAGTTGGTGATGCATTGGATTTAAAACGAGTGGAAATCGCAAACACTTTAGTTAAGCACCATGTGCCACAGGATGCAGATGCCGGTGAAGAAGTTTAGTGAGTTTCATCAAAATGTTATAGAAAAGGATGAACATAAAAAATCAGCAGAATACAAAAAATTAACTCCTAAAATGAAGACGGCAGTTGATGAATTGTATATTACCTTGGAGAAAAAACCAGCTGATTTTTTGAGTACATTTGATAAGACTGTAACAAAGGTCGCCAAGAAAAATGGTGTCAAAGAAAAGGATATTATGAAATATTTTGACAAAGAAATGCTTACAATCTAGGATAACTTATGGCAAACACAATAGACAAAAACTCATACGATAGAGCTATTCTCCATTTAGATACAAATGACGGAGAGATTACTCTTGCTGAGTTAAGATCAGGCTCTGATGAAGCTGCTTTAACTGGTGCAAGAATAGTGGAAATAATTTACAATATTCCTGCTACTGGTACAGTTGTAATTGATAGAGGTGGAACTGATGCAATAAAATTAGTAGGAAATGGAAGTGGTGGTTCTAATTTGATAGGACATATCAATTACAAGAACTCTGGAGTTGCTCTTAGGGGTTCTGATGCCGCTGATATAGGAGTCACCTTTACAGATTTTACTAATGGATTAATTACACTTGTAGTCCATAAAATACACTAAGAGGAATTATGAAATTAATTACGGAAATGTATGATGATTTTGAAATCCTTACCGAAGGGAAGAATGGTAAAGATATGAAAATCCAAGGGGTTTTCATGCAAGCTGAGACTAAAAATAGAAATGGTCGAATTTATCCTTTTGGTGTACTGGAAAAAGAAGTCAAAAGATACAACAAAGAACTGGTTGAGAAGAAACGAGCTTTCGGAGAACTAGGTCATCCAGAAGGACCAACTGTCAATCTGGATAGGGTTTCTCATCTTATTGAGGAACTGGTGCCCGATGGTAAGAATATTGTCGGGAAAGCAAAGATTCTTGATACTCCTAATGGGAAGATTGTCAAGGAATTGCTAAATGCTGGTGCAAAACTTGGAGTCTCTAGTAGAGGAATGGGAACACTTGAAAAGAAGGGTAACACGAACTATGTCAAAGATGATTTTTATCTTGCGACAGCAGGGGATATTGTTGCAGATCCTTCAGCACCTGAAGCGTTTGTGGAAGGAATTATGGAAGGTAAGGAGTGGATTTGGGACAACGGCATCATAAAAGAGGCTGAAGTTGCTCGAATTCATAGACTTGCATCCGCAAATAAACAGGCAGAAGCCTTTGAATCGTTCCTTTCAAAACTCTAATTTTATAAATATAATTAACAAATTTACTCAGGAGACTTAAATATGTCTGAAGAACTCAATAAAGAGATGGAACAGGTGGTTGAGGAAGAATCAGTAGAGGAAGCTGTTGCTCCTAAAACAAAGGGCAGTAATTCTAAACTGAAACAACAACCACACGATATGCAGAAGCCACAGGGTGGACCTACTGCCTCTGCTCCTAAAACAAAAGGTACTGCACCTATGGCTGCAGAAGAAACTGAAGAAGTAGAAGAGGAAGTTGAGGAAATCAAAGAGATGCCTAAACTGAAATCGGAAATTCTTCAAGGTCTTGTAGACCACATGAAAGGTCTGAAGAAAGAAGATCTTGCCAAAATCTATGGAGCTCAAATCTTAGAACAAGATGACGAGGAAGAGGAAGATGAGGATGATGATGACGAAG